GGCCGCGGCGCACTATACGTCGGTCGATCCGGCCACCGGCGAAATCATTACCCGCTTACCGGAGTACATCACCATGAGCTTAAAACCTGCCATCGGGCAAGGTTGGTTCGATCAATTCTCTTCGGACGTCTATCCCGACGATTTCGTCGTCGTCCGTGGCAAAACAATCCGGCCACCCCGGTTCTATGATCGTAAATATGCTCTTCAAAATCCTGCTGGTGCAGAAAAAATCAAATATCGGCGCATCCGGAACGGTGCTCTTCACAAGGCCGATAACACTCCTGAGCGACTCGCCGTTAAACAGCAAGTCAAGCTCTCACAAATCAAATCTCTATCGAGGACATTATGATCCACAAAATCTACTGCATTTATGACAACAAAATTGCCTCTTTCGGCATTCCCTTCTTCGCGCCTCTGCGCGAGGTGGCCTACCGTCACATGCGGCGCGCGGTCGCTAATCCTCAGCTCGACGTCGCGCAATTCCCGTCTGACTTCGCCCTGTTCGAAATGGGCGAGTATGACGACCTTACGGGCTCCTTCCAAATGGATGTGAGCCCTCAAAATCTCGGTCCCCTGACCCAATTCAAGGAAAGCACAACGTGAAAAACACACGCGTACCTTCACACCAAAACCATGTTTTCTCTCAGGTTCCCAAAGCTGAAATCCCGCGTTCGACTTTTGACCGTAGTCACGGTCATAAAACTACTTTCGATGCGGGGTACCTCGTCCCCTTCTTGGTGGACGAGGCTCTTCCGGGTGATACCTTCAATGTCAATCTCACGGGCTTTGCCCGGCTCGCCACGCCGATCTTTCCGATCATGGACAATATGTTCATGGACACGCAGTTCTTCTCTGTTCCTATCCGGCTCGTCTGGGACAACTGGCAAAAATTCAATGGTGAACAAACTGATCCCGGCGATTCGACGGATTATGTGGTCCCTCAGATGGTCTCGACGGCGGGTACTGGCTATCTCGCTAATTCTCTTCATGACTACTTTGGTCTGCCTACTGAGGTGGCCGGGCTGACTCACTCGTCGCTCTGGCACCGTGCCTATAACCTCATCTGGAATGAGTGGTACCGCGACCAAAACCTGCAGGACTCTGTAGTCGTCGATAAAGACGACGGGCCCGATCTTCCTTCGGACTATGTTCTCCTTCGTCGGGGCAAACGCCACGACTACTTCACCAGCTCCTTGCCCTGGCCACAAAAAGGAACGGCGGTATCCATTCCGCTCGGCTCCTCTGCTCCTGTTCTTGGCATTGGCAAGGCTGGCGGTTCTCCTGGCACTTTCCCCACAGCTGGCTTGTCCGTTCGGGAATCCGACGGCACTACTTCGACCTACGCTACCGCGGCCTATATCGACTACACCGGGGCTAATACTACGTTTGCCATTGAGCAAAACGGCACTACTGGCTACCCCAATGTTCATGTCGATCTCTCCGCGGCTACCGCTGCCACCATTAATTCATTGCGCCAGGCATTCCAGGTGCAAAAAATCTTCGAGCGCGACGCTCGAGGCGGAACCCGTTATACGGAGATCATCAAGTCTCACTTCGGGGTCACTTCTCCTGACGCTCGTCTCCAAAGGCCCGAGTATCTCGGCGGCGGCTCATCGCCGGTCAATGTTTCCCCGATTCCGCAAACATCGTCTACTGACGCTACTTCTCCCCAGGGCTCGCTGGCGGCCATGGGTACGGCCCTTCTCAAAAATCATGGGTTCACTACCTCGTTCACCGAACACTGCCTGATCATTGGCATTGTCTCGGTTCGGGCCGATCTCACTTATCAGCAGGGACTTAACCGTATGTGGTCCCGCTCTACTCGCTTCGATTTCTACTGGCCGGCTCTTTCGCACATTGGCGAACAGGCGGTTCTGCAAAAGGAAATCTATGCGAACACTATCGCCGACAACGATGTCGTGTTCGGCTACCAGGAACGGTATGCGGAATATCGCTACAAGCCGTCAATCATTACCGGCGAGTTCCGTTCCAACTTCGCACAATCCCTGGACAGCTGGCATCTGTCTCAGGACTTCGCTTCCGCTCCCGTGCTCGACGCCACATTCATCGTCGAAAATCCGCCAGTCGATCGGGTTATCGCTGTTCCTAGCGAACCCCATTTCCTGTTCGACTCCTTTATCAAGATGCGCTGTGCACGTCCGATGCCGGTCTATGGCGTGCCTGGCTTAATCGATCACTTCTAATGGGCCTCTTCGACGGCCTCGGGGGGGCCCTTATATCGGGGGGCGCCTCCCTCTTAGGCGGCCTCATGGCCAACGATGCCTCAGCCGCGTCCGTGGATCGCCAAATAGCATTCCAGGGCGCACAAACTCAACAACAAATGGACTTCCAAGAACGTATGTCCAATACCTCACACCAGCGCGAAGTTAAGGACCTTCGCCTGGCGGGGCTTAACCCCATTCTCTCTGGCACTGGCGGCATGGGCGCCACTACACCTGCAGGTGCTTCTGCGGCCGGTGCCAACTATCAAGCTAGGGACATAATGTCCCCTGCTGCTTCTACAGCTCTCGGTCAACAAACACTGGCTCTCAATCGTGAAAACGTTGAGGCCGAAATCGCCGTTAAGCGGGAAACCGCTCAAAACATCCGGGCGCAAACAATGACCGAGCTTCTTCGTCCTGAAAACGTCGCGGCTCTTACGATGCTTACCCGCGAGCAAACCTCGACAGAGCCTTATAGGCGGCAAAATATCTTCGAGGACACCCATGTCAAACGCCAGGACGAACGTCTAAAAACCGAACAAACCGCACTCACTCGCGGTCAACAAGCTCTTAACACGGAGCTCATGGCCCGTGCTCGGGCCGAAACTGCTCTAACTTCTCACTCTGCCCGCTCTGCGGCTACCAAAGCCGACCTTGACGCTGTCCTTTCCCGGTGGGAAAGGGAAATCAACATGGCGCAAGGCGGATCCTCTGCTCTCCGGAATTTTGTTCCGGGTCTACGCTTTGGAAAATAAATCGGGGCGTCGGGTTCACCGACGCACCGAAACCGCCATCAGGCGGAATCTATCCACTCGTTATATAGGGAGGGCCTTAAGCCCGACCGGAGCCCATTCTGGGCACTACTCAAATTAAATAAAATCATCTTACATAAAGGCATACAAAAATGAACGATAAACAAACAAATTCAAATGACAAACAACGCTTCATCTCTGCCTACTCTCCAAAACTCAAAATCTCTATCTCATTCCCGGCTCAAGGCCGGACTAAACAATCCTTCAAAAACGAGTGCGATATCAACACCATCATGGCCAAGTATCAATCTACTGGCCAACTGCCCCAGCTCAACCTGGGCAATCCTCAATACGAGGACACAACCGGCTATGACTTCCAGGCAGCCGCTGAGCTCGTCGCATCTGCGAAATCTATGTTCCACGAGCTCCCCTCTTCTGTCCGTCAACGCTTCGAAAATTCGCCGGCGCAATTTCTCAACTTCACAAGCAACCCAAACAACCGCCAAGAACTGGCGGAAATGGGCCTTCTTACGCCCGAAGCAACTCGGGCGATACTCAACCCTCAACCCCCTGCTGACAAGCCCTTAGGAGGCGTTTCTCAGCCTCCTGTAGACGCGCCGCCAGGCGCAGGGGTAAAAACTTCCCCTTGAGGGGCAAAAGACCAGTACTATTCTTGATGTAACTGGTCTAGGTGACACCATCCACAACACACAGGAGCTATCATCATGAAACGATTCAAAATGTCTTCGAAATCCAGCAAGCGCAACTTCACGCGAAACGCGGTCGGGACTCACAGGAAAAACCTGACGTCTCCGATGCGCGGTGGCATTCGTCTGTGAATGCCCTGCTACTCCCCGCTGACTGGCTTCAAGTCGGCTCAGCTCACTAAAAACGGGAAACGAAAGCTTGTATTCAAAGGCGGGTTCTCCGACCTTCCCGTTACCGTGGCGTGCGGCCAATGCATAGGCTGCCGCCTCGAACGCTCTCGGCAATGGGCTACGCGGTGCCTCCACGAGGCCCAACTCCATGCCATTTCATCATTCGTCACTCTCACGTACGAGGACAAATCACTTCCAACTGGTGGCACCTTAAACAAAAAACACTTCCAAGACTTCATGAAACGTCTACGGAAGAAATACGGCAAAGTCCGTTACTTCCATTGCGGGGAATACGGTGAAACTTCAAACCGCCCGCATTACCATGCTCTGCTGTTCGGTCTGGATTTCGCAGATAAAACCTTCCATACCGAAAACGGGCAGGGCAATACGATTTACAAATCCGACACTCTCAATACCCTTTGGGGGCATGGCTTCTGCACTATCGGAGATGTCAACTTCGAGACTGCCGCATATACCGCTCGCTACATCCTCAAAAAGGTTACTGGCGAAGCGGCCGCGGCGCACTATACGTCGGTCGATCCGGCCACCGGCGAAATCATTACCCGCTTACCGGAGTACATCACCATGAGCTTAAAACCTGCCATCGGGCAAGGTTGGTTCGATCAATTCTCT